CGAGCCGCAGACGCCTACGGCCGTCCGATGTTCGTACCATCAACTGGAGTAGCAATACGTTCTTTCTCTGATGAAATTAACCGCAATAATGCTGAAAATCAGCTTTACAATCACCCCGACGACTTCGACCTATACGAATTGGGCGAATTCGACGATAACACCGGTTTATTTTCTTTACATGAACAACCAAAACTATTATCGTTAGGTAAACAAGTTAAAATTTCCTAACTAAACCCACCTCGTGGAAGAGCCAGCCGAAAGGCTGACCTTCTTCCAGAGGACACTACCAAGGACAGAAATGCACCGCAATCGCTCAGTCAATACACACCAGTTCGCAATGGTGCCTCGTGCCGATATTCCACGTTCGAAATTTGACGTGCAAAGCGCACATAAAACAACTCTCGATTCGGGCTATCTTGTACCCGTATACGTGAACGAAGTGCTCCCGGGGGACACATTCAATTTCAACATGACAGCCTTTGCTCGAATGGCTACACCAATCTACCCGATCATGGATAACATGAAACTGGATAGTTTCTTCTTTTTCGTACCAAATCGCCTGATATGGAATAATTGGCAAAAATTCATGGGGGAACAAAATGATCCGGGTGATTCTATATCTTATATTGTTCCTACAACTACTAGCCCTGCTGGCGGTTACGAAGTAAACAGCCTTCAAGATTACATGGGCTTACCAACGGTTGGACAAATCGGCGGAGCCGCAACCGTTACACATTGCTCGTTCTGGCCACGAGCATATAATTTGATTTGGAACAATTGGTTCCGAGATCAAAACTTGCAGGATAGCCGTCCAGTCGATCTCGACGACGGTCCTGACAACCCTGCAGATTACACATTACAACGTCGTGGCAAACGCCATGACTATTTCACTTCAGCATTGCCTTGGCCACAAAAAGGCGAAAGTGTAACTTTACCTTTAGGTACACAAGCACCAATTACTTGGGGCGGTACCTTAAATACAGGACAAGCAGTTTCTGTATATGCAACACAAGATAATCAAAAACACCGTTTAATTACTGGCGGTGGATTTGGTACTACTATTGGATTAGAAACTGCAACTACTACGGCACCTCAAATATATGCTGACCTCTCTGACGCAACTGCTGCAACGATTAACCAATTACGCCAAGCATTTCAGATTCAAAAACTTTTGGAACGAGACGCTCGGGGCGGTACTCGATACACTGAAATTATTCGCGCTCACTTTGGCGTTGTCAGTCCTGATGCTCGCCTTCAACGTCCGGAGTATCTCGGCGGAGGATCGACCGATATCAATATCAATCCGATCGCTCAAACAAGCAGCTCTACTGTTACTGGATCGTCTACCCCTATGGGTACACTTGCTGCTATGGGTACTGCCTTGGCTCATAATCATGGATTTACTCAATCGTTTACTGAGCACGGTGTAATTATCGGACTAGTGTCCGTCCGTGCAGACCTTACCTATCAACAAGGTTTACCACGTATGTGGAGCCGTTCAACACGATATGACTTCTACTTCCCTGCCTTTGCGCATTTAGGAGAGCAGGCTGTCCTAAACAAAGAAATTTACGTTCAAGGTACATCCGCAGACGATGATGTCTTTGGCTATCAAGAGCGCTGGGCAGAGTATCGTTACAAACCATCACAAATTTCAGGTTTATTTAAATCAACTGCTGCCGGAACACTTGACGGCTGGCATTTAGCCCAGAAATTTAATACATTACCAACACTCAATGAAACTTTCATTGCAGATACACCACCATTAGACCGAGCACTTGCCGTAGGCTCGGAAGCTAATGGACAACAATTCCTATTTGACTCATTTTTTGATGTCAAAATGGCTCGACCAATGCCAATGTACAGCGTACCTGGCTTAATCGATCACTTCTAATGTTAGAATCTACCGCATCCGGCGCTGCTGCCGGTTCTGCATTCGGTCCTTGGGGATCCGTAGTCGGAGCCGGTATCGGTGCGGCCGCCAGTCTTCTTGGCGGAAAAAAACAAAACGAAGCTAATGCTCGTATGGCTCAGGAGCAAATGGCGTTTCAAGAACGCATGCGATCAACTCAATATCAAACTGCCGTAGCGGATCTTAAGGCTGCAGGCCTTAATCCCATGCTTGCCTATTCACAAGGCGGAGCGGGCACCCCAGTAGGTGCAACCGCACAAATGGGAAATCCTCTAGGCGAAGCCGGTAATTCAGCACGTGAAGCTGCTATGGCTGTTGCCAATTTTAAGCAGCTACAAGCTCAAAACGTGCTTACACAAGAACAAGCCGACGCTACTGGCGCTCAGGCGCAACAAAGCAGGTCTACAACTGCAAACATCGATGCAGATACCATCGATAAAATTAACAAAAATAAAGCAACCGGAAAATTCGGCAATATGCAGGATACCCTGTTGCGTGACATACAAAATCGTGCAGATCAATCTGTCACACAAAGTGCGTATCAAGCATCACAAACTCGTTATACCAACGAGTTAACCAGATTAGCTAAATCTGGAAGTGCACCTTCAAGTGCTAAACCAATTTATCAAGATATCAAAGGCAAAGCCGATGAATATTGGGATAAATGGAATAAATATCCTACTGCAACCACACCATTTGGAAAAATGAAATGAAAAATGCAACTGTATTTTTAAGAACACAATACAACTACGATCACAACGCTGCCTCTAATGCGTCCGGGCTGGTTTGTGAGGAACCCACCCGGGCGCAGCAGCACCACAAAGACGAGTGTGACATTAATGTCATCCTCGAACGCTTTGGAAAAACCGGGCAAATGCCCGTAAACGCGATTAGCGGTACTTATGGCGACTTTTCAGGAGTCCATGACTACCATACTGCAATGAACGCTTTAATCGCCGCAGAAAGCGAATTTGCCGCATTACCGGCTAACATTCGCAATCGGTTTGCTAATGACCCTGCAAACCTAGTCCAATTCTTGGACAACCCAGACAATCGAGCCGAAGCTGAAAAGCTTGGACTCGTAAATATTAGCTCTACGGCTAATACCGAGCCTGCTAAAGCAGCCGAAAAACAAGTCACCGAGCCCTCAGAATGAGGGCAGCACAGTTACTCTACTTGATGTAACTGTGCTAGGTGACACCAATCACCTAAAAAACACGATAACCAAGGACATAAAAAATGAAAATGATGAGAAAAAAAGTCAATAAATCAAAGTCCGCTAGGACTTTCCGTAAACAAGCCGGAAAAACGGCTTACGCAAACCTTAAAACCAACCCTATGAGGGGCGGAATTAGACTTTAACGAACAAGGAGCCACCTCACATGGCCTGTTATCACCCACTCACCGCTTACCTAAGTGGACACCAAACAAATAATGCGACCGGCAAAGCTTTTCGCCGAGTCTCATTTAAGGAAACTGACGAACACGATCGTCAGATTTCCTTGCCCTGCGGCCAATGCGTTGGCTGCAGGCTAGAACGCTCACGCCAGTGGGCAATGCGCTGCATTCATGAAGCGCAACTTCATCAAAACAACTGTTTTATAACCCTCACATATGACGATGAACACCTACCAAAAGACCTTAGCCTCGATCATCGAGATTTCCAATTATTCTTCAAAAGATTGCGGAAAGCCAATCCACATATCAAAATTCGTTACTACATGGCTGGAGAGTACGGCACAAATTTCGGCCGACCTCACTTCCACGCCTGTATCTTCGGATACGATTTTCATGATAAGAAATTATTCAAAAGGACTTCCGCTGATTCTCTCTTATATAGATCCGAAGAGCTTGAAAAGCTCTGGCCATATGGTTATTCCACCATTGGAGACGTTACATTCGAATCAGCTGCATATGTTGCTCGCTACATTATGCAAAAACAAACTGGAAAAGACGTAAACAAAGACCACTACACATACTGCGACCTTAAAACTGGCGAATTAGTAAAAATACAACCTGAATATAACAAAATGAGCTTAAAACCCGGAATAGGCGCAGACTGGTATAAAAAGTACAAAACTGACGTCTATCCCCACGACTACGTAGAAGTTCGTGGAAAAAAACTAAAACCACCAAAGTACTATGATCGGTTATTTTCTAAGGAAAACCCTTATGAATACGATCAAATACTTTACACAAGAGAAAAACAAGCTAAACTACGACCTGAAGAACATAGCTATGAACGCCTGCTCGTCAAAGAAACGGTAACAAAAGCTAAACTTCAAAAACTTAAACGAAAACTCACATAAGGAAAAACCTCATGAAACAAATCATTTGTACTGTTAAAGATCGAGCCGCAGACGCCTACGGACGTCCGATGTTCGTACCTTCAGCTGGAGTAGCAATACGTTCTTTCTCTGATGAAATTAACCGTAATAATGCTGAAAATCAGCTTTATAATCACCCCGACGACTTCGACCTCTATGAATTGGGAGAATTCGACGATAACACCGGTTTATTCTCTTTACATGAACAACCAAAACTATTATCGTTAGGTAAACAGGTAAAAATATCCTAACTAAACCCACCTCGTGGAAGAGCCAGCCGTAAGGCTGACCTTCTTCCAGAGGACACTACCAAGGTCAGAAATGCACCGCAATCGCTCAGTCAATACACACC